GGGATATCGCCTGCTTGTATACAGGCTTGTATTTTCTCTCTATCATAAAGCTTATATAAATTCTGGTAAATAGGTGCTAGCCATGGGTCCATTTTTTCTCTAATATCCCCGGGTAAAAAGCCTATGTCTTCTTTTGATACTGTGGGACGAGATATTACAATCTTACTAATTTCTTTTCTAAAAAGTAAATCTAATCCTACCGTACAAGCTGCAAGAGTCTTTCCACTTCCTGCCTTACCCTTTAGTACCGTAATCGGATTTGATAGTATAAGCTCTTTAGCTACCTTCTGCTCTTCGTTTAGTGGTACATGAAATTTAATTGGATTTTTTATCTTTCTCTTTTCTACAAAAACTTGATCTGTGTAATGATTTGAACTCATATATTAACTGGCTGGTTTACTATAAATAGTAAATAGTCTATTTTCCTACCTGTATCTTAAATCACCGCAATCCCAAATTCGCCAAATTTTTCTTTAAAAGAAAAGAGCCCCGTAGGGCTCTCATCTCTTTAATGTGCACTAATTAGACTGTTGCCAAATCAGATACAAAAATCTTACCATAAAATTCTGGACGAATCATTTTCTTAGCGTAACGAGTCATCAAACCTTTCCTTGGTGTGAAAGTGTTTGGATCGTATACAAGAGGTGTCATCATTAATGGAATATATGGAGCATAAACTGCACCTGTTTCTAAGAATTGAGATCCTCTAAAGCCCATTAAGATAATGTTCTCTGTAAAGTATGGATTCTTGTAAACTCTAAATCTAGAGTTCAAGGAACCTACCTTTTGTACGCCCATTGCAAAATCCATCTTATCTCCGTTTGTTTCCGCAGCATATCCTGGAATAGATTCTAAAATAGTTGCTACTGAAGGAGAACATACTAAGAAATTAGCACCTCCTCTTAAGGTCTTCTGGTGAATCTTGTTAGATACTTTCTGGACTTTAGTTCCTAAAGTCTGGAACCATTGTCCTTGTGTATTGTAGTATCCTGGACTATTAACTACCCAAGCATTACCATCCCATACTCTGTTACTTACAGCAGACCACTTCTCAGTAGTTCTAGCATCAGAGATTAACATATCTAAAATTTCTAAATCAATCTCAGCAGAGATATACTCAGATAGAGTAGAAGTTAATTCCGCCTCGGCATCAATAGAATGGTATGCATTCAAATCTTGAGCAAATTCAGGAGTCCATTGTGCTTTTAACTTACGTGTTTTAGCAACAATAGCTTGCGATTTTAACTCAACGTTAATTTCTGGAATTGTAATTGAATTGGCTGGATTATCTTCAAAATCACCTCTTGAATTATCAGCGGGCTGTAAAGAATACACGAGAGATCCGGAGACTGAACCTCCGCCAATATTCGTAGGTCTTGCGATTACAAATTGAAATACACTACCTGTAATTTTAGTGTATTCGGGGTAAATACTTACACGGTTCGAAACAGTCGGTATTGTAGCTGTACCTGTATTTGATCCTGAATGGAATTGGAAAGATCTTACGGCTAATGAATCAAATCTAGTGTTAATTCCTGTTGAACCTGTAGGAATGGTTAATTTAACTGCAGTAGATAATAATCCGATAGAACCAGAATCGTAATTAATGTCTGCAATAGTTAACGAACCTGTAGTAGCAGCTGCAGCGCTGGGACCAACGCTTGCTGTTAATTCGTTTAAAGAGTATCCATATCGACCTACTCCATAAAGACCATCATTAGCGTCAACATCTAAGGTATCGAGTGTACCGTACATCGAATTGTTAGATGCAAAAGGTGATACATTAGTTCCGTATTTGAAATCTAAATAGAATACAAGACCGGAAGGTAAATTCATAGGTTGTACGCTAACAAATTCCTTTGTCGAAAGTTGGGCAAATACTTTTCTTACGAGAGGTAATGCAACACCGGCCCATTGTTCAGCGGAAAAGCTATTACTACCTATAGTAGCAGTACCGGTTGAGGATTGTTCAGCAACGATGCCTTTAGCTTGATTTTCAAGGATCATTGCCATATTGTTTCGGTCCGTAGAGGACTCTAGACCTTCTAAAAGGCCTGTTCTTTGCCATTTTTTGGCAAGTCTGCTGGCTTCGTCTTGGAGATTTTTCCAAGGATTGGCAGTTTCTAAAAGTTGGTTTATCATAATTTTATTAGTTTAAAATGTTAGAATTAAGCTTTACGTTTACCTGGCATAGTTTCTTTACCTGTTCCAGGTTTTTTATGAGTTCCAGGTTTTTGAGTTCCGGGTTTTTGAGTTCCGGGTTTTTTAGGGGTTACTACTGGCATATGTTTTATGTTTAGAGGTTAATAATAAATTTAAATAGGTTTTTTAATTCCGGCTAAAATTTGGAATCTGTTTATTACGTCAGTAGATAGTACATCAACGCTTTCTGTAATAACTCTTTTAGGAGCATTACCTGTGGGTCTAGATGCAAATCCTCTACTTTCGTTTACTTTTACTTTTGCTTTAGATGATAAACTACTATTAGTTGATTCATATACTAACTTAGCTTCAGCTGTAGTAGTAGCTTTATCAAATGAAGCCATGATATTAACTACCTGAGATTCAGATAATGAATGATTTTTCATTAACTTACTAAGATAGAGTAGTTTAGCGTTAAGCAAGTTCACTTCTGTCAAGTCTCTTTTTAGAGTGTTAATTGTCTTTAATGCTTCTGTTAATTGACGATTCTGTTTGTTTGATTTTTCATTTCGAGTTCTGAAAGATTTTAGTTCTTGTAGAATATCTTCTATATCCGGTTCTTCTTCGTGGGATTCATGTGTTGGTTCATCTTCAATTTCTTCTAATTCCAACTCTGCTAAGAGTTCTTCTAAGTTAATATCATCAGAATCTTCCATATTGCTCTCCATACCGCTTTCTGTTCCGGATTCGACATCACCTTGTGGTTGAATTCCCATTGCTTGAAGTTCATCCCGAACTGCTTTTGCGATAAAAGATTCTAACTCCGGTATATCCATATCTCCTACTTCTATATCAGTCTCTTCGTCTTCAGGTTTTTCATCTTCAGGCATTTCGTCTTCAGGCATTTCGTCTTCAGGCATTTCGTCTTCAGGCATTTCGTCTTCAGGCATTTCGTCTTTAGGTTTTTTACTACTTTTTTTAGCTTCTTTCTTCATTTCTTTTTCCTCTTCCGTAATTTTGTCTTCTTCCTCTAGTTCGTTTAATTTGTTTGCAATTAATTTACTTAGTCTCGGAGTTATTGTCTCTTCTAATGCAGCTTTGGCATTTGCAATAGCGGCCTCACGGACTGCTTTAGCTTCAGCAATAGCCTCTTTAAATAAAGTTGAATTACTTTCCATAATTTAAGGGGTTTAATGTTGTACGTTTATTTTAAACGTAATATATTTTTAAATAAATAAATACCGTAAGTGACGGTATATTTCAGTAATAGATAGTTGGTGTATTTACTAAAGTCTACCTTTATATATGTATATGGTAAATTTTAATATTATTTATTACCTGTTAAGTATAATAAGTCTGTTACAATACTGTGGGCTCTTATATACTTTGCAATAAATTGCTTATTTTCATTTAATGAAACAGGCTTCATGAAAGCTCCTCTAGTTGAAGGATTTGAAACAAAATCCCAACAGACAAGTTCAAAATCATCTTGAACTCTTAAATATCCCTCGTTTGTTTCTTTTACCGTACCTGTACCTCTTGAAGATATACCGATGGTATGACCTCCTCTTAGGATTTCTTTGACTATATTTCCCGAAGGAGTATTTAGAAGTTCTAATCTACCTAATAATTCTTCATCCTCCCACCAGAGAGATTTTACTACGTGAGAAGCATTCTTTAAATTAACTACCGGAGAATCTGGGTGATCTAGTTCACCGTATGCATTTCCGTTCTGTACAAATTCTTTTATGTATTTGTCAACTTCTCGTTTCAGTATACTCATATCGTATACTCTCCCGTTTTGATTTTTATCACCTGCCCTCTGTACAACACCCTCTACTTCGAAAACTCCAGGCTTAGTTTTTGATTCTACTAAAGTTCCATTAAAAACGGAATACTCGGTTAACATCGAATTGGTCATCTTTCTACTATTTCTTTTATAAATTTAGCAAAATGTTCATTTAACTTTACTTTTTTCATTCCGTTAGCTGTATCAACTAAATTGCTTCTTTTTTCATCTACATACTGCGGTAAATCAGATCTCTTTTTTTTCTCTACTGCAGTATAAAAGTTAGAGTCTTTTTTTAAATTATTAAAAACTTTAGTTCTAGCTTTATTGTATTCCTCTTGAGTGGGAGTTTGTCCGGGGGGTAGTCCTATCTTTTCTAACTCTATTCTAGTTCCTAGGTCAATTTGATATAGCGAATAGTTGGCAGTAGGTTCTGTATTTTCAGTAAGTACCCCTTTGTTTTTTAGTATTCTAATAATATCATCATAACTATTAGCAGGAGATATAAAATCCGGATAAGTGTATTTAGCCTCCCTAATAAAATTAGCTTTATCAAATTTTCCTTGCTGTATAGCTGTATACTTTTCTTGTAATGTTCTCATAATGTATTTTTTAATAGTACCTAATTACATCCATAGCCTTGCTTTTGAACTTAGGTGGTTTTTTAAATCCGTATTTTTTTAGTATTTTAACACCTGGGTTACTATATTCATCTGAACCTTTAGCGGTAAAAGCATATTTAGTTAAATAACCTCCTACTCCAGCTGTAGTAGATTGTTCTTTAATTATTTTCTGAATAATCTCTCTTAGTTCTTTTCTAGTCATCCTAATCTATATTTTTAAGCTCTTCTATTAGCTCGTAGTAGTTCATAAGAGCAATCAAGTGATTATCTTCTAATTTTTCATTGACTTTAATCTCAGACATATTATTAACAAGTTCGTTAATTTTAATCTTCAATACTTCGTCTCCTACTTTATTATTAAGATCTTGTAAAGTAGTTTTTATTTTTCCTATATGTTCATTAGCGAATGTTCTCAATTTCTTTGTGGAAGAAACTGCTACTATAAATTCTTTTAGTATTTCTTTTTGTACAGGTAGAAGTGTGCTGTATTTATTATTAAATTTCTGTAAAAGAATTCTATAGGTAAGCAATCTAAGATCGTGATCATATTTTGAATATTCTTCAATTAAACTATCCCTTGAATCTTCTTGTGAAGTTTTTTCCTGTACCATGTGTTCTAGTATAGTTGTCCTATTAGCCACAATTATATCCGGATCTATTAAATCTTCCGTATTATGACATTCAATTAATGTATAGGTTGCAGCTAAAATTTTATACTCCGGTATTTTTATACTAAAGAATTCATTTAAATCATAATTCTCTTTTACTTCTTTTATTAATTCGTACTTAGCTTTAGTAAGTTTTTCTTTGTTAAATTTTCTAGATAATTCTAATACTGTGGAAATAATAGCGTTAGCTTTGCCGGTACCTACGTTAATATTTTCGGTAATCACTTGGTATAGTTTATTTTCTTTACTTAAGTCACTGTTATTACTGAAATATTTCTTTATAATAGTACTAGAAGCTGAATTTCTTCCTTCAAGTATATCGGAAGTTAATTGCTTAACAAGCAGATTAAATATTAACCCTGTATTTCTGTATTTTGAATGTTTTATTTTATTCATCTTCTAGTATTCTCTTATAAATATAACTACTTTGCTATAAATCCCTAATATTACTTTCATCGAGTAAATTACCGGTGTTTTCAAATAAGTTTATTTTTTTTGGTTTAAAAATATCTTGGTTTTTGTAGTATACTGCTTTTGTTTTTTTCGTTTCGTTCATAATAGTACTGTCTGCCGGATATCCTCCTTTCATTCCATGTGATCCTAATCTATCGATTCCTCCTAACGGATCTTCATGAGTTCCGTATATAGATGTATGTTTTACTGGCCTACCTACAGGATTTTTTCGTTCGTTGTAACCGTCAGGTAAGTGCTGTTCTTCATCTCGATTAGCTCGGTAGATTGTAGCAAGATCGTGGGGAGTACCGTAGGTTTCACCACTTTGTGCGGGATCGTTTCCTTCATTTTCAATTTGTCCGATTCTGAAAGCTCTTTTTGCATCCTCTCGTACTAAATCCCTCATCTCCGTATATTGATCTTCAGAAAATTTAAAGATATTCTCATATATCCAGTCACTAGATATTAGTTTTGTATCCAATAGACTACTAACTAAATTTACTTTTTCTGTCATTAGAGCAACCCGCTCCTGTTCAAAAATAATAGAGGGTGTTGATAGACTTATTTCAAAATTAGTTAGACTCTCTCCGGTATACCCCTGTACGTATAGATGTATTAGAGCAATCTTAGTTAATTCACTTTCTACTATTCTCTGTATACGTTCTACAGTTCTAGCAAATCTTATATCTTCTGCAGCAAGAGTTGCTTTACCCTGTAACTCTCCTTCATACCCAAAATATGCTTTAGGTACTTTTAAAGCTGCAAACAATTTATCCCGTAAGTACGATACGTCTGTTACGCCATCGTATGCAAGACCTGGTAGATTCTCGATCTTAGTAGTCGTATCATTACCCCGTATTGGTATGTAAAAATCCTCTAACATGTTCTGCATGTTATATCTCATATTATATTGCCCGGTCTGTTGATCAACATAGGGAGTTTTCTTAATGGTATTTATAGTCCTTTGCATAAACTGCTCTACTTCGTTAGCAGGAATCGACCCTACATTAACGTAAAAGATTCGTTTTTCCGGTGCTCTTGTTATTCTATGTAGTAACATAGCATCTTCCATTAGGGTTAGCTGTTTAAATACCTTTCTGCCCGGTTCTATGTAGGATCTACCATAAGGTAGGTAATTAGCATCTGAAAGTAATCTAAAATGTGCTACTTCGTAGTTATCCAGTACTATCGCATTTTTTTGAGTGTTTGGTAGGTAGTTTGGATCTAATGTGGACATAAGGCCGTCTAAATCTAAGATAAATTCTACTTTAGCAGGATTTTTCTTATCTGTTCCTTCTGATCGAGCCATATTATAAACTGTATACGGTATACAGTTATATACTCCAAATTCTTCAGAAATTTCTAATTTTAAAAAGAAGTCTCCGTATTTGCACATTTGGCGTACCCACGTCCATAAGTTAAATTCAATATTTAATATATCGTAAAATAAATTATTTAGTATATTCTTAATATTTTCATCTGAGCTATTAATTGTTAAAAGTTTTCCTTGTTCATTCTTTAACGTAGTTTCATCAGCGATTATATCTAATGTAGAAGCAATTATAGAATCTGTATCCATGGCTTCGTAGTCAGAGTAGAGCTGTTGACGTAGAGTTTGATAGTTTTGATTTGGATTATATATGTTTAGATTTCTATTTACAAATAATCTAGTGTACCTATCCATTAATGAATTTGTACGGTATTTACCTGTAGTTTGAATCTGATTAGTATCAGCTACTTTTATGTTAGTGCCTCCTACGTTTCTAACGATTATATCTGTTGAAAATAATCGTTTTAATCTTCCGAATATACTAGTGTCTGCCATATGTTATAAAAGCCAATTTAAATCTTCTATTTGTCCTTGAGGAGTTATCATCTGATACTGTGATGCTAACTGTAGATCTCTGTTATAAATATTATCTCGGTTGTTTAAGTTTGTTATAGTATTTAATTGAGCTCTTACGTGATCTAATCCTTGATCTCTAAGCCGTATAGCTGTATCTCGTACATACATAGCAATACAGAATGTAATAACTAAGTCATCATTGTAGCCTACCTGTGCTTGCGGTTTTCCATTTTTCCATACAAATACTCTTAACTCCTCTATAAGTCTTCTAGACCGTATAGAAATTGCTTTTGCTCTAAAGAATTCACCTCCCTTAGCTATAACTAAAGGTCTAGTCTTTGAAGTTGTACTAAATCCGGGCACGCTTTCTCCTCTTTGCATTTTGTTAAAATAAGAAGATATGTCTAATTGGTCACTTCTACTTGAATAAAATAAGTTTGAATAATTTTTTGAAACCAATTCTTCAAGTGTTGCCCATCCTACATTAACATTTTCAACAACTAGCAGAGCTCTATTATATTCTGTTGCTATTCCCAGTAGTAAATTAGCAAAATCTTTAGGAGGTAACTTTCCTCTATATTCTGCCACCTGTGTAAGTGTTTCAATATCAAATATATGAAATGCAGAATAGTCCATACTGTCTCCTCGAGATACGTCAGCAACCACCATGTACTCTTTGTTGTAGTCTACGTATTCCCATATCCAAAGTCCTGCATCTAAACCTCTCCTTTCTATGGGGTCTATAACAGTGTTTTGTTCGTAATCATTTATTAGTTCTGGTTCAAAGACAGTATCCCCAGATGATAAAAAATCACAGTCACATTCTTGCGCTGCTAGACGTGTACCTAAGTCACTATCTTGCTGGGTTCTCCATTTACTATCCCTCTCCGGATGTAAAGTCCATGGTAATTTAATTGGTATAAAAGAATTTTCTTTTTCTTCTGCTTTGACCCATGTCTGGTGAAACCAATTACCTACCCCGTTTGGGGTAGAAAGAGCTATACACCTGCCTCCAGTAGCTAAAGTCTGTTGAGCAGAAGCAAACGTTTGATCAATGTTTTCAATAAAAGCAGCCTCATCTATAATCAGCAATGATACAGCTTCGGATCTAGCAGAATCGGTGTTAGAAGATACTGCTTTTGCTTGTGAGCCATTAGATAGCCTTATTGATAATTTATTATTCTCTACTGCTTTAATTTTTAACCAAGCTGGTAGATTATCGTAAGCAAATCTAATTTTTGTAATGAGGTTCTTTGCAGTACTTTGTGTGGTTGCAAGAGCTAGTATATTTTTATCTTTATGAAAAAGTATTAGCCATAATGCATACCCTGCAATTAAGGTAGATATTCCTAATTGTCTTGATTTTAAAATTATTGAATATTGATGTTTATCAAAGAGATTTAAAACCTTCTCTTGAAAGGGATATAAATGAAATAATATACGTCCTTTAGTCGGGTTCTGTATGTATACGTATTTTCTTAAGAAGTATACTGGATCATTAGCACATTTAAAGTACTCTTCTCTTATTAAATTTTTAACATTTACAGGTTGTTCGCTCACTTGTTTATTCTGTAGTAAGCGCCGATAGTTAAAGTGTTATTTCGAATACCGTAACTTAAGCTATAGGCGCTTTTATTTTTTGTTATATAAAGTAAACTAGGTTCTATAGATGTATTATCTACAATATTTAAATTTAAACTTCCTCCTAGGTAAAAACCTTTTTTATAAATTAACTTTGTATTAGTAATATACTTAGTTACTGTAGGTAGTATACAACTGTAGTCTATTTTCCGACTAGTAAGTTTATTTTCTGTTACTGTATCTGTAATATAAATACTAACAGTATCTCCGGTGATAGAATCCTTGTAAATTCTGTAGGCGAAATAATCTTCTAATATTTGTAGAGTGTCTTTTCCTAACATTCGCTCTTCAAAAAAAGTATCCGTAATAATTTCCGGTACGTAGTCAATTGTAGTTTTGTATAAAGTATTAGTTAGGGTATCGTACTTAACTATCTCAAATGTATCTGTCTTACTCTCTTGGTACTCTGATGATAAAAAATCAATTCTATTCTTTAATAGGTACACCGTTAATAATGTAATAATAACCCCAAATAAAAAAGTAGTAGCTGTTTTCATCTTAAGTTGTAGGTATAGCCTCTTTTTCTACTGCTTCTTCGTCTTCTAATTTAGGTTGAACTTTTGGTGCAGCTAGTGGATTAGGGCGTATAGGTAAATTTGAGGGTACTTCTAATGATTCTTCTCCAGTTCCTGTTATATTTATGTCTTCATCGTTTGTGTTAATAGGATTGTATTTTAATATCTCACCTAATCTACGTAAAGCTTGTTGAAATTCTCCAACTAATTCTAAACTATATTTCTTTCCCTGTATCTGTGCTCTAAAACTACTGCCTGTCCATTCAAGGAAAAAGTGCTCTTTATTTTTTAGATTAACTTTAAATGTCGTCGGACGCGGTACAACTAATTCTATACTCTCTATAAAGTTGTTGTATTGTTTACTAAGTAGGTATGTTGTTATTTTTTTAAGAGCTGGAAATTTATATAGAAGGTAGTGTATTTCTCTCACAGGAGCAACATTCTCTCCGGAGGGTGTTATATCCTTCAAAGCAGTTATTCTACTCAGAGATGTCCTGATTAAATCTATAATGTCGCTACGCTTTACTTTCATTATGTTTTTAACTATCAGTCATGTTTATGTTGGCATGAGCATTGTGTAGTTTTACTTTCGTTTTTATTAGCATAAATAGCTCTTTCCTGTCTTAAAGCTTTTTCTTTACTCGTATGTGTGCCTAACTTTTTTCCAGAGTGTGAATATAAACTATACTGGTTACCTTTTTTTCTAATAATTTCATCTACATCTTCGTCAATTGTTGATAAACTATCTAAAGCAAGATCTGTAGGATTAAAGTTCATTATACCGTTAAAAATTTTTTCATATTCTTTTGACTTTCTCTGTAAGGTACTAAGTTCGTCTTCTTCCGAGAAAATTATTTGCTCTACTAACCCATCTTCCTCGCTGTATGTTTCATCCTCACCAGATAGACGTCTGTCATAATCTTTTAAATCTTTAGCTAAATTTATGTATTTAGCTTTTGCCCAATTCAGTTGCTCGGGGGATAGGTTTCCGTTTAACATATTATTTATAAATGAATTAAACTCTACAGGCTTTTTTTGATACTCTAAATACATTTCCGATAAAAAAACATCTATAAGTCTTGGGTCTGAAATTTTTGTCTGTTCTTCTAATCCTTTAAAAAATGAATCGTAAATTCGGTATATATTCTGACCGTACATTAGATCTCTTGGCTCATTTATGTAAGTATCTACTTTCTGTCTTGCTTCACGCTCTGCTCGTTCTTTCTCTTCATCACTTAATGTATCCGCGGATATCTGGTCAGCAAGGTAACTAAGAAATCCTTTTATAATTTCGTGCACAAGTATTGGAAAACACTTAGCTCTGGCTATAATAGTTATTTTTTTTGAAACATCCTCGTCATCCATGTCATCCATTTCTGGTACTAGTACTTTAGACCATCCAGTTTCGGCTCCTGCTCCGGACATGTTCTTAAGTATGTCAGTAAATGTTTGAACTATACTCTCACTCTGGTATAATCCAGTAAACATCTTTGTTGTAAACTCTTCGTACTTTCGTAATAAATCTTCGTCGATATTATCAAAAAATTCTTTAAAAATTTTAAATTCTAATCTAGATACAGATCCTCCTTGACTAAGAGCGTTTTTTAATCGCCGCATTTTATCTATGTCGCTATCGTCGAGATCTGGGTGTTTTATTATTTCTTCTCTCCATTTTATTTCTCCTTCTTCTGGTGGGGGTGCTTCATTTCCTATTTTAGCATCAATCTCTAAATCAAAGTAGTCTATCGCTGGGATTATTTCTTTTACTAGAGTTACTGCTAAATCTGAAAGTATATCTGTATACCCTTTTTCTGCTTGCATTATTGCATTGATAATTCTACCTACTTCACCGGGTGATGTCCGGTTTTCTGGCTTTTCTTCATACTTACTTGCAGCTCTTCCCTTTAATAAATCCTCGGTATCTTTACCGAGAATTTTTGAATATTCGGGGTATTCACGGTAGTTATCTGCTTCAAATAAGTTAATTAATTTTTTCATTTATTACTTATTAAGTTGACTGTACTTTAACATTATTTTATCAACAAGTCTCTTCTGGGTAGGTGTTAGATTACTGTTTTGTGATTTTTCTTTAATTACTTTTTTGTTTTTTCGGATAACAGAATCCCGGGATGGTGGTAGATCTTCGTTTTCGAATAAACTTTCATCCCTATTAATACCATGGTTTTCAAATTCAAGGTAGTGTTTTGCACCATCTAGTAAGGCAGCAGCATTTGTAATCTTACTTTGCCACCATGCAGGAAAATCAATTTCCTGTCCGTTATCTAGATTACACACCATTTTATAGAGCTCTGTTGCGTAATTTGCAATATGGTAGAGCTGGGATTTAATATAATGTGGTTCATTATCTACATGTCCAATATCTAAATCATCTAATTCTGTTTTCATTTTGTTTTTTTATAAATAGTTATAAATTATCTATTTGTTTCACGTACTCTTTAACTTTTTTGAAAATTTCTAGTTGAGAGTCTTTTGAGGATTTTCCCCAATCTTCTACAGTACCGTCTTCTGTTACAAAGCTTATAGTACTCTCTTCAAGTAAACTTAACGCCCAGTTCTCTAAATCTCTAGCAAAAGCTTTCATATTCCCGGTTACCATAGCTCTTTCGTATTCTTCGTATTTACCTGCTTTCCTTAAATCTGCTTCAAAAGATAAAGTACATTCAAAACAAAATCCATGTATTGTATACATTTTTTTATGTACCCGATGATTCATTGTACCTTTACACTTAGGGCATAGCAGTGGAACTTTTACTAACTTTTTAACACTATCTAGCTTGGTTAAATTCTGCCGGAGTCCGTTCAGTATGGTCCATTTTCGTCCATCTTCTTCCCATATTTCTCCTTCTTTTCTTTTGTTAACATCTTTATTATAACCTACTTGAGTTTTTGTCTTTTCGTTAAACTTCTTTGTAATTATATTACGTATCCTATTAACATCACTTTGTTTAAACTCTTTTTTCAGATAATTTTCCATCCTGTATTTGTTTGTATATGCTTTCTAATATTATGTAATCTGTAGGTAATAGATTTAAATCTTTAATTAGCTCCCTACTTTCTTTATTCTTAAAATCAATAACACCCCCCGAACGAGCTTTCCATACCCTTAGTATACACCCATATACATTTGATTCAAAAATGTTTAACTCCTTACCGTATTCCATACTACACTAATGGTGCTTCTTCGATTGCATCTTGCAATTCTTCATTATGCAGTGCAATAGCATTAGGTACTTCTCCTATCTGTATTCCTGTAGGCATATCTGTATTCTGATCTTCCCCGAGCTGTTCCGGGTCATCCATTATATCAACTTTTAATGTAGGTGCTATGTTTGTAATCTTTGTTTTTGCTGT